GACTCATCCTTATTCCTGCCTCCTAAGAAGAATCCCATCGTCATGCCGTTGGTCATCAACCAGTAGTCGAATATCTGCTTAATATCCCTAGCCGTCTTGATATTATACCATTGCTTACCAAACGAGAACTTCATGAGCTGCCTCCATAGTTTGCTCTCGCCCTTATATACGCCGGTCTGGACAGTAGCGAACGGATCCCAGTTTCGAGGATCGGTGAGGTCGCCTAACTTCCGGGCGGTGACCAGCGGATCCTGTAGCATGTCTATGGCGTTAAGCTCCATGAACGGGGATGCCTGGGAGGCGATCTCATTGATCGTCCTGAACCCGATGTAGGTAATGAACTGCCCGAACCAGCTATCCTCATTATCCTCCCTATATCCCATCAATGCCCGTCCTATGGCCATCATCGTAGCGAATACCGCCATGTTGATAATCGATCTCTTGATATTGATCTGCTCGTAGGGGGTAAGCTTATCATACTCTTCCTTAAGCACGTCATATGCCTCTCCCATCCTGCCCTCGGACATCGATCCATAGACATTACCGGCCAGTCTCCATAACGTTCTCATATATCCTTCCTCAAACTGGTTGGTTTGGAAATTGAAACCGGCTTTCTTATACGCCCGCTGTACGGCCAATATAAACCATCCACGGTGAGGCAGCACCATATTAAGGATAGCGTTCCGGCTAGCCCCCACCCGGTTCTGCTCGTTCAAGGCGCCGTCACAGATCTGCACCATACTCCTTACCCTACTGGACAAGGTGGGTATATATCGGTCTATAATATCCTTGTTAGCCTCGTTCTTAGCCACGATCTTTCCGTCCTTGACATCTACCATGTTCCACATAGAATAATCCCTTAAACGCTCCCAATCGCGTTTAGCCTCATTAGCGGACATATTCCTGTCCTTCATCATCATCTCCTTGAAATTGGAGTATGACCAGAACTGACCTTCGTATAGGCGGGTATCATCCATGACCGAGATAATAACCTGCGGATCCAACGGGGAGTTAAGAACCTCCATCATCTTAAACGGCAGGTCCCGGAATAAGGTTCTCCAGATCTTGTTGTACGCCGCCGATCGTACACGGTTGCGGACATTAAATACGCCTAGAGCCTCTCCGACGACATATAGCTTGTTGGTACGGTTTATATCCCCGATCTCAGACACGTACGTACTCAACTGCTTCAGGGCTTCCCCATAGGCGTATTTCATGGAATCCTTGCTTATATACTGCCCCACCATACCCTCCAAAAGGAAGTTGGCCTGCCCGGTAAGGGCGCCGGTAGCCGCCACGAACGGGGAGAAGCCTAGGTTGGATTTGGATACGAATTTGGTAAACATAAGAGCCAGCTTATTAAAATCGACCTTATAATTACCTATATTCCATTCAGCCCGCTTATTGTTTATCCTGACGTCATAGATACTGGCGTTAACCCAATCTTGAAACATCCTATAGGCATGCGTTGCCTCCGGATTCTTACCGCCGTCGTATTGTGTCTCCAGCATCATGTTCCTGTATCCCATGACATCATCCAAAGCCGCTCTCTTATGCTTGTAAGCGGCTGCTTGTAAGGATAACATGGAATAGGAGTACGCGAAATCATGAGATACGTCATCGGCATTCTCTAGCTTACTCAGATAGTACTTGGGGATCATGCGATATTTGTTATCGTTCTCATCAAGCTCTCCTAGGTCTTGCCCTTGACCGTGTATAGGGTCATCCACCCTCTCGCCAACAATATCACGCACGGCGTTGCCGATGGCCGCCTTCGGGTCAACCCCGGCCTGCACCATCCTCTCCACGCCGCCCTTGGATATTTGTGGTATCTGGTAGATGTTCCTGAACCGCTCATCATAGTCCTCCATAGCCTTACGGCTTATGTTAAGCAGCTCCTTCCTCATCTCCCACTTATCCTTATTGATCGTAGCTTCCTCCCCTTCGTTGGTAATACCGTATTTCTTGAAAAAAGCCTCGTTCTTGTACTTATCGAACCTAGGCGTATGATATCCATAACCCAGATCGGGATTATAATTAGGATTCCGGAAAGAACTCTCGGCGTCAGCCTCATCAAGCCACTGGTTATTGATCGTCAGATCGATCATATTAATATCAAACCCGAAACGGAATACGCTCTCTTCCTTAGATATACCATTTTCTATGGCATCAAAGAACTCGGATACCTTATACGTACCGTTATTTATCTTCCTAACGAAATCAGAATATCCCTTGGGAGAGTATCTCCTCATATAAGGATACAGCCGGGTCCTGGCGTACTCGACAAGGATCTTATCAGTCTTACCCATCGCTATGTCGTTAGCTAGCTTATTATTGAAGTCAGGACCGTATTTCCTTCTCAAAAACGATACCTCCACGGTCGTCCATGACGGGTTTTTCCGAGATAACTTGGCGGCCATCCGCTCCACTTGGCTGCGGGAGCGGGCAGACATATGTTCCTTGGCGAATTTAATCTCATCCATACCCTTGTCGTATGCCATGGCATCCCTTAAAGCGTTACGGTAAGAATCCGTGACTCCACTCTCCACCGTATCAGGCATATCCATCTCAATAGCCTCAGCGGAAGCGGCGGCGTTAATAACGCTCTTAGCCTCAGCCAGACGATCATATAACTCGTTTATCTTTCTTAATGAGGCGGATCCACGTAACCTATCGAAATCATATTCCCCGTATCTCGTGCTATCCCGGTACTGGATAAGCAAGGGCCTTAGCTGGTCATTGATCTCGTTTATTGTCGCCATCGCCTCCTCTACCTTCTCTATCCTTGATGATGATACAGATTGCTCCGTGATCTTATCAACCAGATTCTCGTAATAATCACCCTCCTCGGATCCCCACATATCCTTGGAGAAGCCAAGATGACCGCCAGCTAGCAGGAACTCAAACGCAGCCTTGCCTCCCTCGGACCGCTCTATCCCACGAAGTATCTCCTTGAACTCGGCGGAAGCCTTACGACCCTCGTTGGTATTCCCGAACTCCTCGGCCCACGCCTCGTCCCATGCCTTGATCTCCTCGGACATCATCAGAGCCTCGGATCCCTCTTCCTTTGGTGTCCCATCGGAATACCACTCGCTCTTGGCTATAGCCCTGTCACGTAAAATATCCAGATAAGATCTCCAAGCTATAGAATCGGATTGAAACGCCTTCCAATCGACCTTCCCGTTCCTCACGAACTTATCCATAGCCACATACCAGCTCCTGCGGATACGGGTCATGAAATCGGACGTGGCTTGCGATACCCTACGACCCAGTCTTTCCTCGACCTTCTTATTAACTTTCTCGATCTTATCGTAATAAGCCTGCACCATAGGTTTCTCTCGGTTCTCATCCAACCACCTATTTATCGCGTCGAGATATCGTTGCTGGTCCTCGAATGTCATGGCCGAGATATCAAAATTCTGGATACTTGGCTTGAATATATGATATACTTCCTTTGTAATAGGCTTATCCCCATCATATCCTACGATATCATCACGAGTCTTGACCTTAAGCCCCTTATCAGATAAAAGTGTGTCGATAAGTTGTTTCTCGGTCTTACCCATGACATTCTTAAGATCATATATATCGATAATAGCCTTAGCCTGCTCGGTTCTGTATAGTAAATCGTATTTGGCGAAATCACGGGACGAGTCAAGGTAATCCGAGTTCTTCCCATTTATCTTCTGTATAAGATCCTCATTATCCTTTATCCCCCATCCACGCTCTTTCATCATCCTAGTCATCTTATTGATATTGGATATACCCTCGGTATGGGCTTCATTATGGGCCTTGGCTAGACGTTGGCCTAACATACCTAAAATAGCGTTACCACTATGCTCCAGCGTACCAAAGAGCCGGGACATGACATTGATATCCTCATGGATGTTATTTACCAACTTCTTTATCCCATTCCAATATCTTTCCGGGATATTAAACATCCTGAGCTGTCCATCCAGCCAGTCCTCATTACGATCACTTCGAAGAGCATTTATATCAGACATGGATGTCTCAGCCATACGTAATATATCATCCATATCCTCTACCATGCCAACCTTATTGCTGCCATAATAATCAGCCGCCTGATTATTGACGAATCCACGAAGGTTCCTGATCAGAGGAACTATCTCCCCATATACGTTATCGATAACCTGTATCGTCTCATAATCCAATCCTTTTCCGCTCTTACGTAGGCTACTGGCGACAGTGACCAAATACTCCACCTCAGCCTTGGCGGTCGCTATGACGCTCTTGGTGGATAATAGGTTGTTATTCTTATTTAGCTCACCCCCGACTTGTCTTACCTTCTCGCCTATATCACGTAGAAGGGAGATACTCTCACCGATCCTCTGGCTTTGGCTTGACCTCATCCTCTGCAATCTGGTATATAGTCTTTCCAATGACCTACCGTTCTTGATCAACTTATTAGCCACATCAACATCCGATAATGAGTACATGAGATGGTCGCTATCCTTTAACAGAAGCACGTCAAATGCGCTTGGATCATCAGCTAACGCCGACTCCTTTATCCTATCAAGAACCTTATTCAAGTCTGATCTTTGAGTAGAGAAGAAATTCCGTATAGCCCGGATTATCCTGCCAAACAAGGAGAGCTGGGCGTCCTCGGACGAGGCCAGATCCTCCACCGCCCGCTCCATGCCCGGAACGAACCGCTGGGCCAACGTCTTGCCTAGGATCTCCCGCTTCACCATCCGATCCAGTTCCTCCCCTTGGTATTCCTTCCCATACACCTCATAGTAACGACCGGCGAATTGATTCCATAATGGCGTGCCGACAACAGAGTCCAGAACCTCGTCAATCTCCTGTTGGTTACGGTAAGTATCGATCAAGAAATGAGCCACCTCCTCATTAAGATCCTCTACCGTAGCTCCCTCAGCCAAGGCGATAACCCCATTGGCCATATCGGACAATGCCCTAGCCGAAGGCTCGACACCATTACGCATCTTATACTTATCCATATACTCAGACATACCCATCACACGGATACCTAACGTGGATAAGATGTTGGTGATATCAGTCCTGTTCTGAAGATCCTCCGCCTTCTCGTTCTCAATAACCCCACGGACATTACTTCCGTACAAGGCGTTATCCTCCATCATCAACGACAAGGCTAGCTCTATGAACCCATCATACTTATTATTAAGCTCCTCAAACTTACCTTGCCTTAACATGCCCTTGATCTCCGATCTGCTTACCGTAACCTTCTCCCCTGATGTCGTGATAAGATCAAGATCATTACTTACCTCCGTATCAAAACCTATAGAACCCAATACGTTCATTTCGGAGGACTGACTTCCAAACCTATTCCTTAGCCTAGACAAGGCATCCATAGCGTTATAGATCTTAAGACCATCGGAGTTGCCGGCACCGGTAAGATAATACCTATCCCCTAACCTTGTACGTTCCCCACTCAACAGACCTTTCTTGATAAGGTAATTGACAAACCCTCCACGGGTGCTTATATTAGAGTCTGAGCTGATACCAAGGATCGGGATGAATGACTCGCTGTTATTAAGGGTTATGGAGGACGAGCCAAAGGAGATATCAGCCGTACCGGACGGGACGTCGCTCTCCTCGACACTGCCGGCTAAGAACCCGGCCTCTACCCGCCCGCCGGACGATCCTTTTATGGCGTTGGCGTAAGAGTCGTATATCTTGCCGTCATCCGATTTAAAGAACAGGCGAGGCTCACCGGAATCATACACCAATCTTGAAGATGGGGGCGTATAATCTTCAATATCATTTAACGGCAAGACATTACCAGAAAATATGATCTCCCCATCTATATTTCCGCCCTTCACCCTGATATTAGGTCGTTGCCCGGTAAAAGCGCTTTCCACGGCCTTCCATAACATACGGGCTGTCTCCTTAATATCTATATTCTCCCTGATAGCCCTTATATCATCCCATGACGCCTCTTTCAGTATCGTATCGCCAATATTATCCTCGTTTATGGAATCCAGATCCACCTCCTGTACCGTAGATGTATCTACCACAGCCATATCATTGACATCACCTACCTCTCCGGAGGTAAGATAAGCCACGACATTGTCGCTATTCCCAAGGCTTCTGGCCAACGCCGGGGCATCCATATCGCTTATGGCGGACAAGACCTTGGCTGACATAAGTTGCCCCCACTCGCTGGAGCTAAGTCTGGCGCTTATGGATCTGGCCGCCTCCTTATTCCTTGGCACGGATCTAGCCCAGTCACCGAACTTGGACCTGAACTTGTCGTTATAAATAGTCATATAAGCCTCAGCCGCCTTATCAAGATCACTTACGGCTGCTATACCCGCTATCTTATCGAACAAGGTGGATACCTCGCCGGAAGGGGTCAAGACACGGGTTATCTTACCTTCCTTATTCCTTTTAATTACGCAACTCGACATAACTTCATGTTTTTGACAAAGATAAACAAAAAGCCCCCACAAATAAGCGGAGGCTGATATTCTTATAGGTAATTATATACAACTTTTACTATTATATTATATAACATAAGTAAAATGGTATATAATTACTTTTTATATCATATATTTGTATCAAAAGACAGTAGAGTAGTATGCTAAAAGCTTATAAATATAGACTGAATCCGACATCCGAACAGATCTCTCTAATAGAGAGGACTTTCGGATCAACTCGATTTATCTATAACTGGGCTTTGCAGACGAAAATAGAAGCGTATCAAGATGATAAAAAATCGCTTACGGCTGTTGATCTATGCAAGAAACTGACTGACCTAAAGAAACAAGAGGAATATACTTGGCTCAATGAGGTATCTAGTGAATGTCTACAGCAGTCAATAAGGGACTTAGATCAGGCTTTCACCAGATTTTTTAGGGAGAAAAAAGGCTTCCCAAAATTCAAGTCAAAGCGAGGATCAAGGAGATCGTTCAAGAATATCCTTAACGTGCATATAGATTTCGATAACAACAGAATTAAGTTACCGAAATTAGGATGGGTGAGATTCTACTCTAACCAAGTGTTTAAAGGCAAGGTAGGGACTGTTACCGTATCAAAGTCACCTACAAATAAGTACTATATCAGTATCCTTGTAGACAACGGCCTTAAATTACCGGGCAAGTCTCCTATTGATCCGGATACCGCTATAGGTATCGATGTCGGGATAAAGACATTCGCGGCCTTGTCGAACGGTTCGGTTTTCGAGAACCCGAAATATCTTGAAAGGTCTTCCGCACGGTTAAGATGCTTACAACGTAGATTAACTCGCAAACAAAAAGGAAGCCGAAGAAGAGAAAAAGCTAGATTAGCCGTAGCTAAGGCATACGAGCATATATCGAATCAAAGACATAACTTCCTACACCATGTTGTCAACAATATCCTAGGCGAGAACCAAACCGTGGTTATTGAGGATCTTAACGTGGAGGGGATGATGAAGAACCATAAGCTGGCTAATAGCATAGCTTCATGCTCATGGAGCGAGTTCTTTAGAATATTAAGCTATAAGTCGGATTGGAAGGGCGTGAATTTGATTCGGATAGGAAGATTTGAACCTAGCTCCAAGATGTGCGAATGTGGATACATACATCGAGATCTTAAATTATCCGATCGTATCTGGACTTGCCCTTCTTGTGGTGCCGTAAATGACAGGGATCTTATCGCCGCTAGAAATATAAAGAAATTTGGGTTAGAAAAACAGAATCTTCTAACCCAATAAAATACGTCACCGGTGGTGAACCGGGTAGGGGACGTGGAGTCGCTGGTAGTAGCCGGGGCTGTGAAGCGTCAAAATGTACTGGTGTAAATTGGTATATAATCACCTTCTTATATTCCTTATAGAATTTATGACTTAATCCGTATTCTTGCTATTGATGAACTCACTAACGCAATCACCAGCGAAGCCGGCTATATACGCTGCGTGTTCATCCTCTCCAACCTTAAATCCAAGAGACATGTTGCAAAATTGGCATACGCTCATTGCTATATGGAATGACTCGTGACATATATTTCTCATTATTAAATCATCGTCGCTCGAAAAATTCCAAAGTATGGCGAATTTACCATCATCGTCCCTATCCCTTACCAGATTCACGAAAGACGCTTCCTTATCCATATCATCCTTATCACCCCATTCTCCCTTATGATCCGGCTCCATGTTCTCGAAACGGTTACATAACGTCTCGTAATCCAATCCTACCGTGATAATCAACTTCAACGGATATACCACGAAATCAAATTCCTGCTCTCTCATAATTTTTTTAATTTTTCTATAACCTCAAAACACATCTTGCACTCAATCCTACGATACAACTGCCTTACGCCATCTACCGTAACCCAATAACGATCACCATCACGGTGCAGGAACTCACTCATAACCTTGGTATCAGCCACATCATGTA